ATGAAAGAGGCTATAGAACAGGATACTAAAGAGGTTATCAACAGAAAGCTTGAATTAGGTAGAATGATCAACAGGCTTAAAAATCCAAAACACAGGGCAGTATTAAGAATGACATATATTACTAAAACGTATATCGAGGATATTTGCGATAAGTTATCCATCAGCAAGAGCTCGTATTACACTATGCGTAAGGTTGCTATTGAAGAGCTAGAGGTAATTTTGGAATAATTTGGAATTTCTTGAGTTATCTTGAGAATATCTTGAGAATATGTGTTAATCAAAACAATCTTGATGTGCACTGTAACGATAATCTGTTAAAATGGTAGTATCAAGAATTAAGGGTAAGGCAGTAGGCTTAGCATTCATAAATTACTCATTAACTTATTAGAAGGTCGGCAGTAGCGACCAGACCTTGCATGATTGCGTAGCTACTTATATCCTAGGTAAGTTATAAGCTAGAGGGTTTGATTCCCTCAGAGGTTTTAAATGACTACAAAAAATAAAAAAAGGAAAACTTTCAAATTGATTACTAATTAACACGCAAGTCTGTAGTCTACTTGCACTAAGTCACTCTTTGAGTGGCTTTTTTTTGATTTACAAAACGGACAAATAGGAGGTAATAGGTTGGGCAGAGCACGAGACCCAAACCGAGATAAAGCTTTTGAGATTTATAAGCAGAATAACGGAAACATCACTAACCGCAAGCTTGGTGAAATGTTGGGCGTGCCTGAAAAAACTATCTCAGTTTGGAAGTTAAGAGACAAATGGAGCGAATGTAGTACTACAAAAAACAAAAGTAGTACTACCAAACGAACACGGGGAGCGCCGAAAGGCAATAAGAACAGCAAAGGCGGAAGTATAGGCAATCAAAACGCCCTAAAACATGGACTGTTTGCTAAGTATCTACCTCAAGAGGTATATGAGATAGCGCAAGAGCTTTCAGAAAAACAGCCCATTGACATCCTTTGGGAAAATATCACGCTGACCTATGCCAATCTACTACATGCTCAGCGTATTTTGTATGTGCAGGATGTTGAGGATACTACAAGCCTTGTCACAAGCACGGCTAAAGGTGGTGTAGGTTATGAACATCATACGGCATGGGATAAGCAAGGCAAGGCCTTAGCTGCAATAGCAAGAGCTCAGACTGAGCTTAGAGGCATGATTAAGACTTATGACGAGCTTACACGCTCTCCACTTGTTACAGAGGAGCAACGCCTTAGAATTGAAAATCTCAAGGCACAGTTAGGCTCAGGTAATGAAGATGACACAGTCATAACTGGATTTACATTTGATAGGAGTGAGTATAATGGCAATACTGAACCTAGCGAAACTGATTAACCCAGTATTTGATGAAGTCCTCTACACACTCAAGAGCCATATAGTGCTCAAGGGTGGCCGTGCCTCTACCAAATCCTCTGTAGTATCCATTGACCTGGTAAATGACTTTATCAATGATCCTATGGGTAATGTGGTAGTCTTGCGAAAAGTAGGCAAGTACTTGAGAATGTCAGTGTATGAGCAGATAAGATGGGCCATTTATGAGATGGGGCTAGCTAATCAGTTCAAGTTTGGGAAATCTCCCTTACAAATCACTCACAAAAAGACAGGCACAGCCTTTTATTTCTACGGTGTAGACGATCCAATGAAACTCAAATCCCAAAAGATAGCCAAAGGCTATGTAATGGCCGTATGGTTTGAGGAATTGGCTGAGTTCGCAGGTCGTGAGGACATTGACATAGTTGAGGATACTTTCATCCGTCAAGAGCTACCGAATGGCAAAGAGGTCAAAGTCTATTTCACATACAACCCTCCACGTAATCCCTATGACTGGATAAATGAGTGGGTTGCTGAGAAAGCTAGTGACCCTACTTACATGATACATCACAGCACCTACCTTGATGACAAGTTAGGTTTTTTGTCTAAGCAGATGAAAGACAAGATAGAACGCTACAAGGAGACGGACCCTGACTACTACCGTTGGATGTATTTAGGAGAGGTCATAGGGCTTGGTAATCATGTCTATAACATGAGCTATTTTAAACCACTAGAGAGCCTCCCTGATGATGATAGGCTAATAGGCATATCATTTGCCCTGGATACAGGACACCAACAATCAGCGACGGCCTGTGGAGCTTATGGCCTCACTGCCAAGGGTAATGTTATCTTGCTTGATACGTTCTACTACTCACCAGCTGGCAAGATCATCAAAAAGGCACCTAGCGAGCTCTCTGTGATGATCCATGACTTTATAGACAAGATCATGAAGACCTACAGAGTCCCTAAGCTCAAGATGACTATTGATAGTGCTGAGGGGGCTTTGCGTAACCAGTATTTCAAAGACTATGGCGAGCGCTGGCACCCAGTCGCTAAAAAGAAAAATCAGACCATGATAGATATGGTTATCAGTCTACTAGCTGAGGGGCGTTTCTACTACCTTGACATCCCTAATAACAGGGTATTTGTAGAGGAGCATAAGATGTACCGCTATGATGACAAGTCACTCAATACTGATGACCCAAAAGTCATCAAGGAAGATGACCACACGGTAGACGAGTTCAAGTATTTTGTCCTGGACAACGCTAGAGAGTTAAGACTAAAAGCCTAAAGGAGCCAATAATGGGAATAGTACAGACTATCAAGAATTTTTTCACAAGGAGCAAGTATGTGATGACAACACAGAACTTAACGAATATCACTGATCACCCTAAAATAGCAGTGTCATCCACAGAATATGACCGTATTAGGGAAAATCTCAAGTATTATGCAGGACATTATCCACAGATTGAGTATATTGACAGTAACAACACGCCTCAAAAACGAGCTTTCAACCATCTGCCTATTGGACGTACAGCAGCTAAGAAGATTGCAAGCCTAGTGTTTAATGAACAGGCTGAAATCAAGCTAGACGACAAGGACGCTAACAAATTCATTCAGAAACAGCTGCAAGATGACAGATTTGTCAAAAATTTTGAGCGCTACCTGGAGAGTGGTTTAGCTTTGGGCGGCTTGGCTATGAGGCCATACGTCGATAGAGACAAGGTAAGAGTCTCTTTCATTCAGGCGCCTGTCTTTTTGCCTCTGCAAAGCAACACGCAGGATGTCTCTAGCGCTGCTATCATCACTAAGACAACCAAGTCAGAGGGTAATAAGCAGAAGTTTTACACGCTGATTGAACTGCACGAATGGGGCAAGGATGACAAGTACACAGTCACTAACGAGCTCTACAAGTCTGATAATCAGAATGTGGTGGGCTCTAGGGTCCCTCTATCAGAACTCTATGAGGATCTTGAGGAAGTGGTAGACCTGAACGGCTTGAGTCGTCCACTATTTACTTACTTGAAGACACCAGGTATGAACAATAAGGATATCAATAGCCCTCTAGGTTTGTCTATCTTTGACAATGCTAAGACTACAATGGACTTTCTTAACACGACCTATGATGAGTTCATGTGGGAGGTTAAGATGGGACAGCGTAGGGTAGCCGTCCCTACTCAGATGATTAAGGTTGAGTACGACCAAGACGGTGAGAATGTCACGGTTAAGCGTGAGTTTGAATCTGGACGTAATGTTTATGAACAATTTGACTCGGGAGATATGGATAAGGGTATAGGTATCACCGATCTTACAACGCCTATCCGCTCGGATGACTATATCAAGGCTATCAATAAGATCCTGGCGATATTTGAAATGCAGATAGGAGTATCCTCTGGCACGTTCACCTTTGACGGTAAGAGCTTGAAGACAGCTACTGAGGTTGTATCAGAGAACTCGGACACCTATCAGATGAGAAACAGCATTGTCAGTCTTGTAGAACAGTCTCTAAAAGAGCTCATTATCTCAACGTTAGAGCTAGGGAAAGCCTATGGGCTCTATAAAGGGAATATCCCTGAAATGGAGAAAATCAGCATCAACCTTGACGACGGAGTTTTTACAGACAGAAACGCTGAGCTGGACTACTGGGCTAAGGTTGTAAATGCTGGTTTTGCCACGGATGTCATGGCTATTGAGAAAGTTTTGAATGTTACGCCTGAAAAAGCTAAACAAATCAAAGCTGAAATCAGTGGCAATGCTATTGATGAGGCTAGCAACAACAGGAGTGATGAAGATGTTGAAATATATGGTAATTGACAAGCTAAGGCGCCTATTTGGACTAAAAAGCCCATCTAGGCTAGTGATTGAGGAACTTGTAGAAGCGCATGAAAGAGAAAAAACCAATCAAGCTCAATGATGAGCAGTTAATGCTTGACGCTAGTCAGGTTGCAGACATCTATCATCAGCTAACTCTTGAACTCTTTGACCAGGTTATAGATCGTATCAAAGAGCGTGGCTCTGCTAGCCTTGATGATAACCCCTATATTTGGCAACTTGAGAAAATGAATGAGATGGGCCTGCTCAATGAGGACAATGTCAAGCTCATTTCTGACCGCTCAGGCATTGCTGAGGAACAGCTTAGGCATGTTATCCAAAATGAGGGTTACAAAATCTATAAAGACACCAAACAACAGCTTTTAGAGGCTACTGGTGGAGGTGGTTTTGCTGGTAACTCTATCATTCAGACCAATCTAGCTGCTTATGTCAATCAGGCTATGGGAGATATAGACAATCTTATCAATACCACTCTACCAATGAGTGTCAGAAAGGTTTATCAGTCTATTGTTCAGGAGAGCGTGGCCAAGGTTGTCACAGGGCTCGCTACCTCTGACAAGGCTATCTCTGATACAGTCATGAAATGGGCTCAAAAAGGCTTTTACGGCTTTACTGATAGCCAAGGTAAGCACTGGAAAGCTGACACTTACGCTAGGCAAGTCATCAAGTCCACGGCTTGGCGTGTCTATCGTGAGGTCAGAATGGCTCCAGCTGAGGAATTGGGGATAGACACCTTTTACTATCACAAAAAAGCCACAGCAAGAGAGATGTGCGCTCCTTTGCAACATCAAATAGTAACCACTGGAGTTGCTAGAACGGAAAAAGGGGAGCGTATTTTAGCATTGTCAGACTATGGCTATGGCTACGCTTGGGGCTGGCAGGGGATTAACTGTACTCATGAGATGACTCCCTACATCCCAGGAGCCAACTACAAGCCTGATTTGCCTGACGAGTTAAAAGACTTGACACCAGAGCAAGCAATAGAAAACGCAAACGCTCAAGCCAAACAGAGAGCCCTAGAGAGGTCTATCAGGCAGTCCAAGGAATTTCTCCATGTTGCAGAAAAACTAGGAGACAGTGATCTGATAAGCAAGTATAAGAGCAAGGTTAGGATCCAACAGGGAGCAATGAGAGACTATCTCAAACAGCACCCATTTCTACACCGTGATTATGCTAGAGAGAAATACTATGATGATCCATTTAGCAAAGCTGAGAAAGAGGTCAAACTCAGGAAGAAGATGGCAGAACATCATTACATCAAAGATGGGGAGATTCCAGCTTTTAAAAAGGTTGGAGGGAAAATCACTAAAGCAGAGCGTAAGGTTATCTATGCAGATGAAAACCCTCAAGGGTTGGGATATATTGGTACACCTCATAGTTTTGCTATCAATAAATACTTGAGAGATAAAAATGTAATGCCGTCTGAGTATCAGAATATAGTTGATACTTTGGATGGGGTCATCAAGAAAAATAGAGCTCTAAAAAATATCAAAGTCAATAGATTTGATGATGAGGAGTACTTTAATTCTATCCTTAGAAAGAACGCTAGTCTTTTGGGAAAACATGATAGCATTGAGTCTGCTCTTAATTCTGGACAAGCTACTTTCGATAATGATGGATATACATCTACTAGTTATATTCCTAAATACAATTTCTTTCAGGACAGACCTATTAAAACCATTATCAACATTCCTAAAAATGCTGAAATTTATTTCACCGATAACGATATAGAGAGCGAGATTATT